GACATATGCATACTCAAAAACGAAAGAAGTCTATTAAGAAGGGCTTTTCTTTCTTCATCTTCGAGAGTAAGAATTCCAATTGACAATAATTTTTTAGATTTATTTTTATTTTCAATTGCAACATCTATTTGTTCTTTAATTCTTTCTGCATAACTTCGTGCATATTCTGTTGCTCTCTTGTAATTTTCTTCAATATAAGGAAGCATAGTATCATATGTTTCAGGAGTTGTTTTATTTACCTTCTTAATAAGTTCCTGAACATCGTCACTCTCAATTATAATCATTCCTCTTGTATCAAAATAATCACTAATATTCTTGCAACCAAAATAAACTGGAACTGTTTTTGTTACCAAACAATCTATTAATTTTTCCGTAAAATAATCATCAACTGTACAATTTTCAATTGCAACACTAAATTGACTATTAAAAAGACTTTTCTTGTCGTCATTGGGTAGCATATCAATTTCATTGTCCGGTATGGGCATTCTGTTGCTACCATAAAATTTCAATGGAATTTTCAACCAATCTTTGTGTATCCATAAATGTTTTCTTAATTCATAACCATCCAAAGATCTATAGTGACTAGTACAGACAAAACTAAGTTCAAACTTCTTGTTGTCCCAAAGATCTTTCACATAATTTTCATCAAAAAAACCAAGTCCGTCTGGATGATCGATATGTCCCTTGTTTAACCAAGTTGAACCGTATGGAAACATAACTGCATTTGAACATTGCCTGACAATCGATTTGTCTGAGGTGAGAATGAGATCATATTGCTTATGATTAACAATTACAGCATCAATGTTTTCTCTATTTGGAGAATGATATGCCTCATTGGAATTCACATAAACTCTAAATGACGAAGGTTCTTCAAAATGAATTTGGTAGTGGGGATAATTAGGAACTGTTTCTGTAGAAATTCTTTGCATATTTGGACCAAAACGACAAACATGAATTTCAACAGGTTCATCAAAATCCAAAACTCCATTCTCAAAAAGATAATGTGCATGTAAACATGTTGCGGGTATTTTATTCATATTGTAACTTCCTCTTGATTATACCAAAGATTCGCTTCCTTCAATCTATTTATCTTATTTTCTTCACCTATGGTAAAGTTAACATGTACAACTGCTTCGTTTCCTGTTCTGCTGTGTGGTTCATTCCAATACAAATGACCATTTTTAACGAAAGTTGTAGGATACGTTGCCCATTTAATGTTATTCTCAAGAACGTTGTTCTTCAAAATTTCATATGTAATTTCTTGGTCATACATACATTCGCTCCCCATTTTACCATATTGATAACTCATTTCAAAAAACTTTTTAAACAATTCACGAACATTTTTTTTATTTTTTAAATACATAAATCCACTGCATATTTCCATAAAGGGGGAATCGCTCGCAAAATAGATATCAACTTCTGTATCTTTTTCTTTTATGTTTTCATCAACATCCACAATAAATTCTGTTGGGTCATCTAAAAAAACAACATCACAATCAGTATATACCAAAGAATCAGATTCTTGTAATTCACTCAACACTATTTGTATTTTTGCTTCTGTTATTCTTCTAAATTGGTTTCTTCCATATTCATGAAAACCTTTATCCAAACCAAGATCAAAAAACTTCACTTCACACTTGTAATTATTTTTTATGGTGTTGTATGATTCTTCATCCAAACAATGAACAACAATATCTTTTTCGATTCCAACATTTCTTGTACTTAGTAAAAAGTTTTCACAAAGTCTAACAGAACCGTTATTTGTGAATGTGATGTACTTCATAATATAACCTCTTCTGTTTTCTTTTTGTTGCGACTAGTAACATCTAACTGTGATATCTTTCTATAGAGCATATCATCTGGAGATTCTAGAAAGGTAACCTTGTGATAATTTGTTCTCATGTTAGGAATTCTCACTAAATATTCTGTATGTCCCCTCGGGTGGACTTCATAACTTTGATTAGAACTTTTTATATTTCTAGGGGGGCCCGTTACTTTTTCATTAAGTTTGTACAACAATTTTATGATTTCATCAACGCTATTGACTATGAACATACCACTCGTATCAAAATAATCACCAATATCGGGTGCGCCCATATAGATGGGAATTGTTCCTGTAACAAAACAATCTGTCAGTTTTTCTGTAAAATAGGAAGAACATATATCATTTTCTATAACAATTGAATATGCAAACCTTTCTAATCCTTTAAATTTGTTGTGCCATTTATCACTTCCCCCTTTAAGATGACAATTTTCTTCTTTTCCAAAAAGTTTACCTGTGATTGAACCAAAAACAAAAACTGCTGGATGTTTGGGGTACACGCCCCTCTCGACCGGATCACCAAATTCCTTTATCTTGTTATATAAATCGTGTCTCATTTGATGACCTTTAGTTGAATTCTTATTGGAAGATATAAAAGAAATACTTTGCTCCTTGTGGTGCATATCCCAATTTTCTTTCCACACCCAAGGTAAAGTGCTACCAGCAAAACAAAACTGAATTTTATCATGAAGTTCTACTAACTCCTTGTCACATGTAAAAATTACATCATATGCATCTATCATTTTTTGCAATGTTGGAGTTATACCATCAACCTTCAAATTTCCTTCTTCGTCCGTAGTGTATGATTTTAAAAAGGATGGAACGATACGGCGCGACTCACAGAGCCATGCACACTTCTTTGCTCTTCTTCTCTCTGTTTCTGCTCCGACTTCAATAGCACTATCAATCCACAATTCAACATCACCCTGAACATCTTCCCAAGAAAACATATTGGGTTTCATGTTGGAGCATGAAGACTGATGGGGTGAAAAAGGCATACCATAAATTTCCCACTTCATGCTTTGTTCCCCATTGACTGCCACTCAATCATATCTTCAGACATACCAAGTCTTCTCAAAGATTCTTTCTTTGACTCCACATCTGCGAGTCCCATTGTAATATAAGTGTTTTCGTTTGTGTGCCCTGGCCATATGCAATACTCGGGCCCAACAAATTTTATTTTCATGCTCTTAGCAAATGCAGGAATTAAAGCAAACAAAGGTTCGTGATCAAACACTCCTTTATTGTTTTCAAGAATATCATTTCCTGTGTGTATCCAAGTTTCAATAAATCTTTTTGCTTCTGACGTATTTCCAAAGTACAAAGGAGAAGCCTTCATTCCTGAAATTTGGCCGTTTGCAGTAGCAAACACCATATCAACTAATTCATCAAATGTATCAAACACATCTAGAGTCTTATGAATTCTGCTATCTATGTCCATCCACACTAAAGGTTCATTATACTCTTCTAATCTTTCTAATATATAAGCAGGTTTACTGAGACAATTCGCTTGATATGATCCTAACGACTTCTTTTCACGGATGTCATAAGGAACGCTCAACGACTCGCATTCTTGCTTCAGTCGTTTTGCATGATCGCTATAGTAGGTCGTGCCTTCTATGTCGCTATAAAAACTAATTATTTTTATTTTCATAATAAAAAATCCACACGTTATCTATTACCAATATGATACTTTGGTATCAACTCCCAATCACCTTTATCCTTATAAGATAAAATTTTTATCTGCTTGATACTTGCTCTGGGTTCATCTTCTTCTATAGGGTCAATTATATCCAACAACCCCCACTCTTCCAGAAGAACCGCAATTGTATTTCTTCTGCCTACATCATTTTCAGACATATTAGACTCCAATCCATCCAATTCAAATAATTCTTTAAAGTGCATGATTGAATACCTCCCCCTCTTATGGAGGATGTGACATGACTGGTATAATTTGTTTTCTTTTCTAGAAGAAACGCCTATTCGGGTAAGTGTTTCTTTCACCTTAAGAAAATCTTCTTGTGTGTCAAGGGTTATCTCTATACCTAAACCCTCAAAAATATCATCTTGTTCCATAACGATTATTCCTTTTTAGACACATTATATAGGAATTCACTTCTTTATGCCACCACCAGACAGGTATTCCTTCATTTCAGCAATATCGTCTGATGTAAACATGTCAATTACTTCTTTAGTCTTTGAATTTGAATATCCATAATATTTCTTCACTATGTTGAAATTATCATCCATTTCATTCTTCAACCATTTGCTGTACCTTTTCCGTTTTCGTATTACATTCAGATAATAATCAAATTGTATACTCTTATCGAGAAGAGGAAACTGGTTCATTTGATTTGCATGAATGACTGTATCAATGAAATATGATAAACATCTATTTACCACATATGGAACATAATCCTTTTCTGCCTGTTCATCGCCAGACATAAGAGATTCTTTGCTGTAATTGATCGCAGTTAGATAATCAGTTAGTTTCACTGTTCGCCACAGCAATTACATGCTCTCTTCGTATAATGTCATACTCTTTGTGTATACCGATGCGAGATCTCGCATCGTATAGAATAACATCTCCCTCTTTGTAAGACACTTCTGGTATATCTCCATTAGAGATAGGAAGACCACACCCCATTGATATTATCCGCGCTTCACAAAAAGAACCATCCAACGAATCCTTCATTTTATAAATGATTCCACCTTCTGATACTTTTTCCTCTTCATAATCAATCTTCTCAAGGATTAAGTGGTCGCCTTCTGCTACTAATTTTTTCATTTGAATTCACATCCCATCATTAATTCTACTATACACGCAACTAAGTTAATTTCCTGATCTGCTACAAACGCAGACTTGTATTGATATTCGGCTAAAATCAAAACTGCTTGTGGAATAGAAGATGGTGTGACATACTCATATAAACCATCATAAACTTTCCTAAACAATTCTGATGGAGAATTGTCCAAATTCTCCACTGCCCACTTTCTTGCATTGGTGAAGTCTTTGTTCTTCATATAACTCACCAAATCTTTAATATGTATCTCCCCAATCTGAGAGAGAATCCCCGTGTCTATGTTTCCACCAACCGAATATCTTTGCAATTCATTTAACACTCGTCGGAAATCAGGAAAGTGCTTCATAATTAATTCTACAAGAACCTTTTCCTCATGTGGAACTCCCTCGTTATCAAGAATATACTTTACCCGATCCATAAATTGAGATGCCAACTTTGGCTTCTCTTTCTTTGGAACAGAAAAATTGATTGTTGTGCATCTTGAATGTAAAGGTTCAATGATACGATTTTTAAAATTACATGTGAGGATGAATCGGCAGTTATTGCTGAACTCCTCAATGAAACCACGCAATGCAGGTTGGGTTGACTGTGCATTTGAATAATCAAATTCGTCAAGTATGACAACCTTTTTATTGCCTGTAATAGAAATCGTACTGGCAAAATTACGAATCTTAGTTCGGAGTGTATCAATGTTCCCATCTTCCGAACAATTAATCATAATATAATCTGTATCTAATTCGTTGCATAGTGCCTTCGCAATTGTAGTTTTACCACAACCCGCTCCTCCCGATAGCAGAAGATTTTGCAACTCACCAGAATCCACCATTTGCTTGAATGTCTTCTTGATTGATTTTGGAAGAATACATTCATCAATATTTTGTGGTCTATATTTTTCACACCACAAATATTCTTTTGTTTGCTTTTCTATGATCATTATTTCCTATCTTGTTTGATCGTAAGGAGTGTGTACATACTCCACTATCTTGTGATAATTCTTATCACTAATCAACATATCATCCATTAATTCTTCAAAATTATACTCTAGTTTCCATCCAAGTCTAGTCTTAATTTTAGAAGAATCCCCCTTTAGATCATGTAGTTCCTCTGGTCGCAAAAATCGTTCGTCTAGTGTAACATAATCCATATAATTCATCCCAAGTTTACCGAAAACATATTCGCAACAATCTCTGACAGTATGTGACACACCTGTAGCACACACATAATCATCGGGTTCATCTTGCTGTAATATCATCCACATAGCCTTCACATAATCTTTTGCGTGTCCCCAATCCCGACTTGCTTCTAAATTACCTAATGCAAGTTCTGTTGCTTCTCCGGTTTTGATTGCAATTGCACCTTGAATGATTTTGCTTGTAACGAAATTAGAACCACGGCGGGGAGACTCATGATTGAATAGAATGCCGTTACTAACATGCATATCATATGATTTTCGGTAATTCCTACCAATGTTAAATGCAAACACCTTTGCACACCCATAAGGACTCACCGGACGCATTGGTGTGGTTTCTCTCTGATAACCATCATCATCAATACAATTACCAAACATTTCTGATGAAGATGCTTGGTATATTTTCACATCAGGACACACAATCCGACATGCTTCAAGCATATTCAACACACCAACTGCAACTGTTTGTGCTGTATAAACCGGCACATCAAAACTGATCCGAACATGAGACTGTGCTGCAAGATTATACACTTCATCTGGTTGCACCTTTTGAAGAATGTGAACCAATGAAGACAAATCTGTCATATCACCATAGTACAAATTTAATTGGTCATAGCAACTATCTAATCGAGCGGTCTGGTTCTCTGCTACTGAATTTCTCTTGAGAATACCATGAACTTCATATCCTTTCTCTAAAAGAAACTCTGCAAGATATGAACCGTCTTGTCCGTTGATGCCAGTAATCAATGCTTTCTTCATTTTCTTGCTTCCTTATAATTATCAACAAACCAATCAATACTTTTTTGTAATCCAACCTCAATAGGAACAAATTTATAATCCGGAAGTAAAAATCTTAGTTTACTGTTATCCGATGGTTTTCGGAACTGACCGTCCATCTCACCATTATACACAATGTTTCCTTCAAACCCCATTCTCCATGCAATCTCTTGTGCAATAGTTGCAATACAAATTTCTTCATCTGGAGAAATAATTAATGGTTTAGAATCATCATAGTTTATCAAAACCCACTCAACGATATGTCCAACATCCTTTGAATAAATGAATTCACGATACGGGTTTCCTGTTCCCCAAATTTCAAAATTTGTATTATTCTGTTTTGCTAAATAACACTTATGGATGAGGGAGGGGATGACATGACCAGAATCTAAATTATAATTGTCATGTGGTCCATAGATGTTGCATGGTATTACGGTAACAAAATTGCACCCATATTGATCGCGGTATGCCCTACTCTGTACCTCTAACATTCTTTTTGCATATGCATATGCATAATTAGAGGGATGAGGTTCCCCTTTATGAATTTGATCTGGTGTCAATGGATATGTTGCGTATGTAGGAAAGACGCAGGTGGAAAGAAACGAAACAACTTTCTTCACACCTGCAATTCTTGCTGCTTCTAGAATATTAGTATTCATTACTATATTCTCATAATAAAACTCACCAAGATGTTCAGAGTTGGCTTTAATTCCACCAACCTTTGCAGCACAATGAATAATAAAATCAATTGTATTTTCTGTAAGATAATTTACGATAGAATCCAGATTCATTAAATCTACATCATATCTTGTCGGTTTAAAATCTGATTTAATTGCAGACCCAACCAACCCATTTCCACCAGTTATTAATGTATTCATGTGTCACCCATTATAATATGAATCAGATTCTAGTGCAACCCAATAAGTGACATCATCATTTACTTTCTTGAATTGACTGATCACTTTGTCAGTAATGCTAACGTCATAATCACCCGGAAGCATCTTGAAATTTTCTGCCTTGAAGTAGAAATTAAAATCATGATCCCTGTTCGATAATTGTCCAAGACCTACTGAGTAATTATTTGTTGTTGAATCATTCTTCTCAAGTGCTACAATTTCCATCTCATCTCCATTAGAACGGATAGCAATATCTGAAACCTGAAGAACAGATGCTGCTCTCAAAACATCATTGAGTGTGTTATCAGTTAATGAAAATTCGACAACCGCGTCCGGCATATTAATCTCTTTGTCAACTATAGTTAACAAACAAGGTTCAGAATAATAATAAGTTACTTCTGATTTTTTGTTAATATCTCGGATAATAACATAAGTTTCATAGAATTCAAACTCAGGACTATTAAATAAAGAAACAGTTCCTAAAAATTTATTTAAGTCCCAAATTCCAAACTCAACATCAAAAGTTTCTTCAAGGGTTGCCTTACCCATTACATTTTTAATAGGAGAAACTGTTTTGATAACACTTCCTGGTCTTACCAATATGTTTGAGTTGATAGAAGCAAAGTTCTTAAAAATATCAAGAGTTCGCTTTGATAAAGTCAAAGCAGTATTTGTTGTTGTCATAATATAATCTCCAATCATCAACAGGTTGTATTATACCTTGTCGTTTTTGTTTCACAAGACAAAAATTCAAATATCAACTGGCTTCTATGAAATCCTGATAAGCATCAGGATCAATTTCACCATTCACAACACCGTCAAGATATTTCTTCTCATTGTGTCTCTTTCTCTTTCTTTTTGATTTTCTTTGCCCACCACGATTCATATCTCGAATGTCTTCATACTCATTATATGAATTATTATTATTTCGGTTTCGTTTTTTGCGACCCACTTAACTAAAACTCCTTTCTATAATTCAACCCATTGGCTGGTATCTTGATCTGATATGTAAATATATAACTTACCAGCAGAATTATTAAACCAGTGATCCCCTTCATTTGGAACCTCTGGTGCAACGTCTGAATTGGTAAAATTCATCGTACTAGTTGAAGAAAACGGTTCCCATCCACGTTCTTTTCCATGCTCCGGTGAAAAACCAAAAACTTCATCTTTATTTGCAATGTACAATTTTCCTCTACTATTGACCACATCTCCATACCAATATAGATTCTTAATTTGGTGTTCACCCAAAAATCTATTAACTTTAATTTTTTGTGTTACGCTTCTATGTGTAGGATCTTTCGGGCCGCTCGGTGGATCGGGGGGCGCATAACAACTATCGTCAGTACATCTGTCATATATTCTACCACATTTTCCAGCGCATTTATAATATTTTTCGAATTCTTTTTCACATGTGAAGGGAACATGATGAGGCATATCATGATCCCTCCGAACACACCGCATGAATCTTTCTCTTGCACACCACGCTAAACCACTGCTACTAAAACAACCTTTATGGCATTCCATTGCCTGACAACCGCACCTCATATTATGAATTATACAATCAAAATCATACCCTTCAGATTCACCACATTCCTGAATCCACGCTTGCAGCATCTGAATTCTAATATAACAACAATCAATGGCTTCCTGTGTATTCTCTTCAATATTAAATTGTCCCAACCAAATAAATAATTGGGCCATACACATGCATTTTCGTTCCGGAGTTTCTGGTTGAGGTATACTACCAGTACCGGGCCCTCCCAAACATTCTTCACAAATTATAGGAATAACTGGCACATGCTTAAGTGCATTACATCGACAAATAAACTTCCCCGGTTCCTCCCAGGTAGCGACCCTCCTACATAACGTAGTCTTATCACCATCATCACAGTTCCCGGGTCCCCCTGGCACCGATCCAGGTTCTGCTTCATTCCACGGCATCCATTTACACAAACAATTACCCGCACACATAGACTCCCCCGGACGCGGGAACCCCGCACGCGGGGAGGTGCCATTTGTATAATTATCATCGCTTATTTGTCTAAACTTCATACCGTTTTCCGCTTGCTCCACAGAGAACCTCACCGGTCAACATCCGTTTATATCTACAAACACTACCATGCCCAGAATTCATTTTTTATTCTTCTTTTTTCCTCGTTCAAGAGCATCTTGAAACATTTCAAGTTTCCGATTTGCAAATTTTCTCATGTATTTTTTATCATCTTTGTTTGTATTAAGTTGAAGAAGAAAACTATGCTCTGCAACAAAATCGTAAATGGGATCTTTCTTCCAAAACACCTTGACATAGACATCTTTGCCTTTCTCAAATGCCGGATATTTTTCCTTTGGAGCAAGTTTATATGAACGAATTTCTAAATGCGATGATAATATCATCAACCCATTTTTCAAATAATTGTAATATGATAAATTAGATTTTGAACTCATCCCAATTGAAAATTTATTTTTTGTGGTCACACATTATACTCCACTTACATTAACTATGTAGCAATTAACATTTCTTCATTAATTTCAGAAAGTGTAGTAGCCAAGTGACATATTGCTTCATATGGATCCATATTTGCTGCTGGTCTTCTGTCCTCAATATATCCGGTCCCATTCTTTACTGTAGTAGAGGGGATTCTAAGAGAAACACTTCTATCTGTTTCTCCCCATGTATACTCATCATATTTGGAAGTTTCGTTTTTGCCTGTCAGACGCTTGAAATTTCCAACGCCATAGTGGGAAATTGCATCTTTATGATATTTTTCCATGAACGAACACAATAAAGTCATATATGGCATATCTGCACGTTCTCTCATGAATGACGTAGAGAAATTAATATGCGCACCAGATCCATTCCAATCATCGTCTTCTATCAATTTTGGATCATAGGAAATTGCAACATTTAATCTCTCTGCAATACGCTGAAGAAAAAATCTAGAAAACCACAAGTTATCTGCTGCTTCAATTGCACCTGTTTCTTTAAGTTGATATTCCCACTGTGAAAGCATTACTTCTGCATTTATACCATGAACTTTAATTCCCGCAGAATTGCACGCCATTGCATGAGATTCTGATAAATCACGCATCACGTTTACATCTGAACCAATACCACAATAATAATCTCCCTGCGGCGGTGGAGTATCATCATACTTATTCCACCCATGCGGTTGACCAGAAATCGGATCAACTATAATATATTCTTGCTCGATTCCAAATTGCATATCACTATTTTCTTTCTTCATGTTTTGCCGAAGAACTGCACGTTTATTAGTTTTGTGAGGTTTACCTTCTGTGTCAAACACTTCACAAAGAACAGCAAACGAAGGCATTCTTACTCTTTCCATTGTATTTGGAACCACACTTATCGGTTTTAAAATCAAATCACTATTGTCGGCATCCGCTTGTCCTGTACTAGATCCGTCAAATGACCACTCTGGAATATGCTTAAGTAGTTCGTTTTGGTTTGTAATATTAGTAACTTGCTTAAGTTGTTCAAATCTAATTTTACTTCGCAATTTTGCTGGTGACCCACCATCAATCCAAATATATTCAAACTTTATCAATTGATTTTCTGGTAATTGCATCCCATCATTTGGTGCATTTTTTGGTGCGTTTCTAAAATCTTTTGGCGCATTTTTAAAATCCTTTGATTTTGGGGGTGCTGGCTGTGGAACCTCTTCGCCCTTTGCCCACTTTTCTAATACTTCTTTCTCCCGATAACCACAAACCTTATTTCCAGTCTTGCTGTCAATAAAGAATGGTGTACCACATTGCGCATCATACATTGCTTTAACTTCATTTGCTCGCTTTAAATCTTCTGGTTTGTTTACGTCTAATGCTCTTATTTCATAACCATCTTCCCGCAACGCATCAACAACGGGGTCTGCCTTTTTGCACCACCCACACTTGGGATTCATTATATAAAGTAATTCACTCTTCTTTTTTGATTTACATTTTTTACAAGCCATTTCTATTTCCTTTATGTGCTATTTGTTGATATAAGTATGATACCATAATTCTCAAATGTTGTCAATTATTTATTCAAAATTATAATCACCATATTTCAATTCCATCATTTTATCCTATTAAAATTATTCTTCGTCTATCACTTCTTTGATGAGTATTTTTACCCATTCATTAATACTTACATCTAGATCGTGAGCAGATTTGGCAATATACTTAAACTCTTCATCAGTAATGTTTATTCGTATTGTGATTGTTGATTCTTTTTGTTTTATTTTTGCCATATCATTTTATCCTACTGAAGTTATTCTTCTTTTCAATCACCACACAACATTCTCCATATCTTTTCGAGAAGTGTTGCACAAACTTTTCTTTTCTGTCTCCCCAATACACAAGACAACAACTCATACTTGCCCCTTTATTATTTGTATTTTCACCAATCATAAACTTCAATCTGGTGTCGTAAAGAAAACAAATAACATCAGACTTGTAAATGAACTCTTTCCAGTGTGTTGTGTTTGTCGCTACAGGAATGAGGGCGATTATCTCCGAGTCGGTTTCGTGACATTTCCTCAACCAATCTTTTATACCTCTTCCGTAAGGTGGATTCACAAAAATGGATTCGTGCTGATTCCAGTCATGCTCCAGTCCCCCTTCGTATAGTTCTGTATTGGCACCCACTATACTTTCTTCGTTTGAACATGGGTCTAAATCAATAATTCCACCAAAAAACTCCCGAATGGGTATTGTAAATTTTGGTGGAGTGTTCCAATGAACACTCGTTGTGTTTATTCTTCGTCCTGCTGTCATCATTTTATCCTACTGAAGTTATTCTTCTTCTCAAACACAATATGATTCTGGAACTTGTCCGTCATCGTATCTGACTTATGACTAATTACGAATATGTTAGCACGGCTTCCGAAGGTTGTCAAGAGTTTTAGGAACTCTTCCGTGCCAACTGAATCCAAACTAGAATCAAACACCTCATCTAATATTAACAAATTACAGTTAACGCTGTTCTTCATTCGTGCAATCTCACGCCACGCAAGTAAGAGCGATAGGTCAATACGCAATCGCTCACCTTCACTAAAACTATAATATGTAAATTCATCTCGATGACGACTCTTGATTGTCTCATTAAAATTCTCATCAAGATTGAACTGACAAAAGAAATCCATGTCTGACAGATACTTGTTAATCAACCTATTCATAATTGGCAAGTAATGTTTAATAATCTTTGCTTTGATTCCGCTATCTTTCAGTAGACTACTTGCAATATCATAGTAATGTCGATCTTCTATGAGTTCTTTACGCTTTTCAATGTGTTGTTTTCCTTCTCCAATCAACTGATTCCTCTCATCTCTTACGTTCTGTGTATCTTCATTCTGGTTCTGTACAAACTCTATTTGCTTTTGAACCTTGCTGATATATTGGTTTGACGCACCCACTTCACTTTGTAATTCGGTTATTTTTCTCTCTACATTTTGAATTGTATCCAATATAGCATTAATATCGCTCAGTCTCTTTTCATGGTGCGAAATCTTAACTAACAATTCCTCTACACCCCTCTCAATTTCTGCTCGTTCATCGATCTTTTCCTTAATAACACATTCCTTATGGTGTTCTTGGATGTTCTGTTTGCAAGATGGACACATATCATTATCTTCATAGAACTTCATACTACTTTCAATAGTCTTTATCTTGCTCTTAAGTTGCTGTTCAATACTTTCCATCTTAATAAGATTTTTTGGGATAGACTCTTTATCTCGTATTTGATTGAACAAGTCAGTCACATTATTCTGCATCTTCAAAATGTCGTGATTAATTTCTTGAATCTTCGACTGTGTTTCTTCAATATCTCTTCTATAAATTTCTATTGAATCACTAGATTTCCGTTCAAGAGTCTTTATAGTCTTCCCCTTTTCTTCCACCTTGTTCTTAACAATCTCTATCTTATGGTCAATGTCCTTTACCTGTTCTTTTGTCATCTGAAATCTTGCACGAACAAGAGTATTCATTACAGAAAACACATCAATATCAAGTAAATTTTCAACAACGTCCCGCCGATCTGCTGCGGTGAGTTGCATGAATGGAACGTAGTTACTGCTTCCTAGAATCACTACCTGACAAAATGATTTATATGTCATCTTGAGAATCTGTTCTTCAAGAATCCTTTGATAGTCTTTTGATTTTGAATCTTGAGGAATGAGTGTATTGTTCTTGTATATCTCAAACATTTTCGGATTCAGAGAACGAAACACACGATACTCATCCTTACCTATCGTAAACTCAATCTCCACTTCACAATTCTTCTCGTTGATAGAATTAGGAAGTTGAGGAATATTGATTCTACGAAATGATTTTCCAAACAAGGCAAATGTCAATGCATCGAGTATCGTTGACTTACCCGCACCATTCTCACCTGATACAAGTGTATTGTTGTGACGAGTGAGATCTAGTGTGGTTTTGTAGTTGCCAGTTGAAAGAAAATTTCTCCAACTGAGTTGTGTAAAAACGATTCCCATTAGTCGCTTTTCCTCTTCTTCGTGGAGCGGGAAATCCGACGTTCTTTCCGAGTCTTTTTATGCTTCGGACGATATTTCTGATAATCTTCTGAACAATGTGTTTTCATCCTTTCCTTTAACCACTCTTCTGTCTCTTCAGAAATATCATATTCAGAGTTTTCTCGTTTTTCAAATCTTGGATTCTTACCATTCATAAACTTAAACTCTCCATATACAAATCTTTGATGAGTTTCTTCATCCGTGCTTTGTCCTTCACCTCATCAATAAATTCAATCTCATTATTAATAAGTGTAACAGTATCTTGTGCTAAGTCAACCAATTCTTCATCATCATCTAAAATGTCCAGTGCTTCCTCTACAATAGTGATTTTAGCAACACCCACATCATAGAGTTTATCAATAAACCGTTCAAACAAATAAGGATGGTTCTTGTTTTCTATAACCACACGAACATAAGTATCTTTGAGGTTAGTGAAATCTAATTTGTCTAATTCAGGTAATTTATTTTTGTCATTATAATTCAATTCAAGAAACATCCTAGATGGATTATTAATAAACTCAACTTCGCGGGTTTCGGTGTCTAGAACATGAAAACCCTTCTGTTCATGTAGATCAGAAAATGTGATCTGATACTGCGTTCCAAGATAATGTATATTATCTCTTTCCTGACGGCAGTGGAAATGTCCTGAGAGAACCTTCTCATATCTTCTGAACAAATTGGGGTCCATGCCCCCTTTATATTCAATTCCACGCATAACATGGTAGCCATCAAGTTCTAAATGTCCTATGAGAATAGGCGCATTGGCAGTCTTAATAAAATTAATGGATTCATCATAATTATCTTTGTTTACCCACGGAAGCAATGCAATATTCAGACCATCGAAGTTTACCACCTGTGGTTCTTCATAAATTATCATGTCGTTGTAAAACAACTCTTGAAGTGAATTTACTCTATTTGTGTTACGATAATAGACATCATGGTTCCCAAGAACGCAATGCATCTCAATATTGTTTTTGTGGAGTTTATCAATGAACCTTGTTCGTACTTGATGCAAACTATTAAAATTCACGAACTTCCGACGATCCATGAAATCCCCTGCATGGATGATTGTCTTTATGTTATGTTCTTTGATGTAAGGGAAAAACACTTCATCAAAAAACTTCATAAAGTAATCTAAAAATATCTGAGAATCACCCCTTGCGGACCAATGAGTATCATTCAGTAGGGCTATCTTCACTCTTATCATCCTCTAAAAATACATCAAGATTCTTTTTCTTCTTTTTCTTTTTTTTCTTCTTGGGTGTAAACTTTTCAATATCATTCTCATTCAACCGAAAATGATCATATATTGCTTGTTTCTGTTCTTCTGCATTATGCATTTTAGAAGTGTCAAAATAATTCTCTTTAAACCAATTCCTCTGCACACCGTCGTTTGCATTTTCTAAAATTTTATATTTAATATACGATTGTTTTTTCTCTTTTTCTATTCGTCTAAGAAATGCATAATAAATGATCTGTGTGAAATATGAAAAAGGATTCTTTGATTTCTCTGGATTAAAATTATTCGCATACATTAAGCAGTTTTCAATTCCATCTCCTGTCATCTCTTCTCTATATGGATAATTTATAAAGTTTGGTTTATACGATAAGTGTTCTGCTATTTTAAGAAAACACTCACCAATATAATTTGTAATTGGTGGTCTAGGATCACCACATGACTCTGCTTCAATTACCAACTCTTTCCATGCGACCATTGCCTTGAAAAAATCTTTATTATTAACGTAATCATTAGCCTTATTTCGTTTCTTTACCATATAATATCATCCCTAATAACTTTAAATGTATCATATCATCGTTTCAGAAAAAATCAACATGATGTTTCATTTTTATGTTGACATTTTTCTTTTCTTCGTTTATACTTTCTGTGTTAGCGGTAAACAAGATATATTAATTACTTAAAGTAATCTTCAAAGTTTGGTGACCAATCTGTCCAATCGTTACCGAAATCTTCTTCTTTTTGTCGTTTTTCATCATTACCTCTGTAATTTAATTTATTATTGTTATTACCAAGAGTGTCTATTAAATTTTGTACATCATCTATGTCAATTAGTCTAGCATCTACTAAAGATGTTAATGCTTCTGGTGAAAGAAAAAATGTAATTGTGATGAAGTTTTTCATGTTTGGTGTAAAAATATCACCCTTGTTATCTTCTTCATCAAACTTAAGTCTTTCTTCCATTTCATCTAAGAGTTCTGGATATTCGTTAAACATTTCTTTCATCATGTTTATCATTTTATTATTATTTGTGTTGTTTTCTTGTGACAGTTTTTCATTTATATCAATAATTCTTTTAGGTGGTCTATTTTCGGTGTCTTCTTTTTCTTTTTCCATATTATACAAATCTATAACATTATTATCTGGAACAAGAAAAGTAGCAATATGATCTTTGGGAATTTTTGCTTCTATTTCATTAGTATGAGATAACCAACTTTTTAAAATTGTGAGTTCCCTTTCTCTTCCATGTGGATCTGTCATATATCTGTGTAAAAATATCATGGG